GGCCAGCAACGAACGAAACAACAAGAGGTATCAGGGTGCCAAGTGAACTGGCCAAGAACCCAAACATGATCAACATAGGCCCAGCTACAGCGGCAACCGTCACACCTAACGCTACGATCTGTTTCATCTCAGGGGATAGATTGCTGAAAGCCTCTTGGAGTTTTACGATCGCAGTGCTGACCTTGAGAACATAGGGGGCCAGCGTGTCACCTAGTTGGATCGCTAAGACAACCGTGCGATTTTTCAATAGGTTCATTTGCTCGCTGAACGCCTCCATCTGATTTCCGGAAACCTCTTCTGTTGCTCCTGCTACGTTGTATAGTTCGTCACGATATCGTCTCATGGCTCCTGACATACCAATTAAAGGAGTGATTGATTTTTGAGCCAACGTCTCGAATCCCAACTCTTTGAGGATTTTTGGGACTTCGATTTCATCTACTCCTTTGAGAGCATTTTCTAGCTGAGCGATCATTTCGATGAAATCGTTGATCTTTCCTGTTTCTGGGTCAGCTACTTCGATACCATAGTTTTTGAAAACTTCTGGATTCTTTAGGCCCGAAGCAACCATCAGTCTGGTTGCTCTGCCATAAAGGTTCCCTGCTTCCGCTCCTTTCTTTCCTGCTGATGCGTAGGCTTCTAACACTGCTACGACAGACTCTAGGTCTTGCTTCATGGTACGAGCAGCAGTACCCGCATCTGCTGTCATAGCTTCTGAAATTTGCTGTACTGAAGTGTTGGCAGATTGATTAGCACGCACAAACACATCCGAAAGCTTTGTCAGATTCCTGAGTTGTGTAGCAGAATCTCCAACAGACATACCCATTGCTGTTTGAGCATCTGTGAGCAAGTCAGTTGCTAACGCCATGTCAAACGCCCCAGCAGTAGCAAACCGAGCAACCACCGGCAATGACGCCATCGACCGCTCAGCGTCCATTCCCGCTGAGACCAGGAAGTAATAAGCCTCTGCTAACTCTGTTGGTCCTTGTTTGGAAGTGCGAGACAGCTCTAACGCCAAGCTTCTGAGCTGAGACTTTTGCTCTTCAGTCACTTGCTGCATGATCGCCGTTGAGCGGTGCATCGCTCCGTCAAACTGTGAGAACTCTCTTACCGCTGAAGCGCCGACACCGACCAGGGGAGCAGTGATGCCGATACTCATGCGCGCGCCAGCAGCCTTGGCCGTTGCTCCTACCGATCGCAAGTTAGCGGCTACCGTATTTAGACCACGAGCAGCACTAGCACCAAAGCCTTGCAGCGTCTTGTCTACGGCTCCTATGTTTCCTTGGCGAAACATATGCTTGATCTGCTCATGTTTCGCTATCGCTTTTTGCATCTCGTTGACGTAGCTGGAGGCGTCCCCAATTAGCTTGACTGTTAGATCATCAATCATCTTGCTTAACCCCTAGCGCTGACATCCAAACGGATTTAGAAGATTGAGAGGCTTGAGCATTCTTCTGCTTTTGTTCTGAAGGTGTCATAAACTTGAGCACGAACTTTTTGAGGGGGGCAACTTTTCCTTTCTTGGAAATAGTTCTTTGCACCTCTCTTGCTATCTGCATTAAGTAAAAGTCTGTTTTACTTGGTTGAGCCTCTAATTCTTCTAAATAGTAGATCCAAGTCTTATACTCTCGGTGGCTGACCTTTTCCTGACATTCCCTGAGAGGAAGGTGAAGGTGCGAAGCTACTCGCAGCCATCCGTGGAGTTGCTTGGCTCGTTTTTTACCAGTTCGTCTTCTTCTTCGGTGTCTTGCAGCTCGCTGATCTGCTTCAGCTTGTCGACGAGAGGCTTGAATACTCGATGCGGAAGTTGCTGAATTGCACCTAAGGCAACTAGCTCTCTTTTTCCTTCATCGTTGACTTTATAGAGACAGAGCGACAGCAACAATAAATCAGCGTTGGCAATTTTCCCCATTCCTTTAGGTTTGCCTTTTGAGTCCAGTATCATGCTCGCAACAATCTCATTGCGATACTTAGCCCCCGCTGATCCAGATGCTTCTACAAGAACATAGTCGCGGTTGTCGATGCTAATAGGGATTTCGATTCTCTCGGTAGAGAACGCCAACCCTTCGTTGACTTGAGTTTCCATATAGATTCGCTCTTTCTATTTGGTTTTGAAAAAAAGGAAGACTGAGCCGCCGTGCGTCCTTTCGTGCAACCCAGTCTTCCCCGCAGGCTTCCCCCCGACAGGGAAGGCTCCGGGTGATTTAGTTAGGAGCAGTATAAACAGGCGCCTCTTCTGTGGTGCTGTCCGTAGGGTCTACGTTTGTCGGAACGATCGTAAACTCTGCCTCTGGATCTTCCCCTTCTTCGTTCTCTTGGGGCTCGAAGGTTTTGAGGTATCCGTAAAACGCAACAGTAGATCCGTCCGCGAACGCAACTGTGATGGTTTGGTTGACGTTGATCTGTGAAACCATCTGTGTATAAACTTCTGGATCGTACGTCCCTGTGACCGACATTTCTGTCATGGTCTTGAGCGAACGGGGGAGCATTGTACGCCACGTGGAATTGTGGTACGTGGTTGTCTCGATTGCATCTCCGCCATCAATACCGGGAGGGGTTACGTTGCGCTCCCAGAATGAGATATCCGGGTCTTCCCCGATGGTCACTTTAGTGGGATGGCCATCCCGTAACGGGGTTCCACCGGGAGCCAATCTACTAATTGCTGATGGTGCTACCATGATTACTATTCCTTGATTATCTTGAGGATTCCGTTGTAGGAAAACAGATAACGTCTACTGTCTTCTTTGCTGCGGCCAATATCCAGTGGTCCGCTAGTGCGGATGAAAGGACCAATTTTGTAAGTTTCTGAACCTACGTCTACGCTTGCTTCGATTAGGTTTTCATCTAGCCAATCAACCAGCATCTTGATTTGCTGCCAACCTGATACTGGGCTTTGACTGCGTAACAAAAGTTGGATTCCGTCTCGACTAGAAACCTTGCCGAGCACAAAATCTCTACCGTCTTTGATAGGTTCCGTGCTTGTGATTGCTAAGCAGTTGTCCGGTCTATCTGGAAGCACAAGAAACGTCGGCCAGTTTGTCGAGTCTCCACTAACAGTCGCTGTAGAATTGAAGTCTGCGATACGAGATGAGTCCAACAGGTATTGCTTCAAAATCTTGTTCGGGGGATGACTCATAATACTTTTCTAACGAACGAAGAACCTCGCAGGTTTCCTGTATCGATCGGAGTGACTTTAATGCTTTCTCTTTGGAGTCTAAGACCGGCAAAGTATAAGGCAGTATGGAAATCTACTTCCCTCAATAGTGCTGACTTAACTAATGCTACACAAGCATCCGCGTGAATCCTTAAACTGTTTTCCAAGAACTTTGCCCCAGTTCCTGGTGCCTTAAACCTTGCATTTGTTGCTTCGTGAACGTAGATGGCGTAGTTAGCCGTGTAGCCAACTAAGACTACAAGCTTCTTTTTTCGAAACGCATTCTTCCTCCGCTGGAACTTTTTCAGTACTCGATCGAATCCTTTAAGCTTGTACTTCATTGGCTTTCAGCAAGGGTCGGGAAAACTTCAGGGAACAGACAAACACTCCGCTATCTACCAGTCGTCTTCCCCCCATCCAATAGTATCTGAAAAATCCAAGACGTTTCCTCACTGCTCGATACACCCATTCAGCATCGTCGCTCGCCTTGCGATACTTGTTATTTACAAGTCGATTTGCTTGTAGCGAAATCTCGTTCGGCCCACAACGCTCCATGAGTTTAGGAATCAACCAAGCTGCTAACTGAACGAAGATTGCAATCGTTGCTGGGTCGATCCCAATGGTTCCCGTCTTTGAATAGACCAACTGCTTTCGGCCTGTGTAGGCTTGTGCCCACAGCTGCCCTAGGCGTTCGATTGCTTCTTGTTGTTCCATGTTTCTTAGACCAAGAAAATAGCTCTCAGTTTCATGTGAAGCAGTTTTGCCGCAACCTTACTGACTGAGAAGTATAAAATTGTTGCGCTATTGGAATAATAGCTTTGCTCTGAACAACAGGGGGAGGATAGTAACGATACTGGATTGGAGGAGGATAGATCCTGGAAGTGTAAGGCGGTGAAGGAGCCTGAAACCTAGTAGGCTGAACAAATCTCACTCCTTGAGAAATTCGGTAGTAGTTGATCCCTTGGTCTGTTGCTTCTACCTTCTCTACTGAATAAATCAAAAGCAGAACATACAACGGCAAATACCAAAGCAGTATGTCGACGAATTTCATGATTGCTTAGTTCCTTATTAACTGAACACGATTCCCCAGTCGTCCCAGAGAATTTCTCGTTTGGGAAATCCTCCAGACGCATGAGCATATACTTCGCCGCGCTTACAACGACGATTCCAATCTTTCTCCAAGCACCAAGTTGATCCGTTCGAACCGAACTCAGCAAGCGTAGGGCAGTTCAAGCCGTTGTAGGCTCCTTTGCTCCACTGGTTGTCGTCGATAAAAATTAAACCAAGCTTGGGATGAAACCAGTAGCCGCCGAGACTCATTTGGTGTGCCCACTGATCATTCCACTCCCCTAGCAACACTCCTTCTTTAATTCTAGGTCTCGTTCCATACATTGAGGCAACAGTAATTCCGTAACCTTGAGCAGTGAGCTGTACGGTCTGCTCTGCGTTTTCGACTCGGACGATATCCTTGCAGCCAAAAGGTTTTCCTTCCGCTGCAATCTCCCGTTCTGCTACGGGCCAGCTACTTGGATGACTCCACTTTATTTCTGCTGATCGATCCCAGTGCCACCAGAAATCGTCTCGTATTTTTGGTTGAGGGAATCGGCTGTCGTCGTAAGGCAGCAACCCTAGCACGTCGTCGTCTACTGCCTTTGCCTGAGCAGCTCCAAACGAACCTTCTCCCGGACCGCGCATTCCCGCTATCTCTCGCCCCTTGCCGTAGGGAGCCCACGGAAAGTGAGGCTTCATGAGATCGTTGTCCTGACGGTAGACCATGTCTCCGAAAAACGACTTGAGCAACGCAACCCAAGATCCAGCACCTACACAGCAGCCCGATTTTTGGATGCAACGAGGGAGCAACTTTCCGAATATTTTTTGCTCTTGCTCTGCCCAGATAAATCGCTCTGGAGGCTTTTCGATCGTCGACCCAATTAAGCTATACCGGCCAACTTGCTCATGGAAACGATCTGTGATTTTACGCTGCAATAGATTGCGATCCTCGTAGGGCAACCATCCTGTTTCTGCACGGCTCATATCGACCTGAATCCTTCCCCGATCGCCTCGAATGCAATTGCTGCTTTTTCTCTGTTTGTCCCAACTCTATCCTTGAAATAAGAACTGATCCGATCAAAGCTCTAAAGTATAAGAACGAACAGCAGCAATCCTGGAACCGATAGTGCTGTAGTTTTCTGCTAACGCTTTAGAGACGGTGCGAGACAAACGAGTAATCTTAGCAAGCTTGTACACCTCTTCAGCAATCCCGCTTAGTTCAGGATCAACTGGCTCTGGACCAGGATCAGGAGGTGACGGATCAGGGGGAGATTCCCCTACTACGATCTCCACCTTGGTAACGTCAGGATATCCCTGATTGACATTGTTAGTCACCAGCGCAACGACTATGCGTCGATGCTTTCCTGGGAAGAAGGTAAGTAGATGGTCATCCGAGTCCAGTGGCCTACTGCGCAGTACCTCAAAGACTGCGTCTGCTGGGTATCGCACGTCAAACCCGCTGGGAGCGCTTGGACGCAACGTGACCAGCTCGCCAGATAGCACTTGGATTCGTTTGTTGCGCCCTATTTCGATTAGGTGTTCACCTGCCTTCGAACAAGAAGGGAGCAGGCAACAGATTGTCAAAATAATTCTTAGCACCTGTTCGCTCCTCCAGGTTAAAGACGGTGTCAGCTATTCATTCGTTTAACTGGTTGCGAATCCACTCAATCACTTGGTTAAAAATCTCTTGGACTCTGTCGTCGTCTTGTGCGATAGAAATTGCATAACTGACTGCCAGCGCCAATAACCGATGGTAAAAAAAATCAGCCACGGGGCCAGTCATTGGGACTTGAACCGATTGCAAGTCTTGCAGCTTGTCGTGGCAACGTCGCTCATCTTCGCTGATGTCGTTCGCTTGGGTACCTCCGATGACGCGACTGCCGAAGATCTTGTGTGCGGCATAAGCAGCGATCAGAAAGAAGCAACTTGACAATTCGGCCAAGTTCTCTCGCTTGGTGAGTCCAGCAAATCCTTCGCTGCGAATTACGTCCCAAATCTGGTCCCAGCATTCTTGTGGAAACTCCTCGACGGAGTGTTTCATTGCGTTCCGAATGTATTGCTCGTGAGTCATTTGTCTTGCTTCCGAACTAAGAAGGGGTAGGAGTGTTGGCACTGCCCAGAGTATGAATCTGAACGAACCAACGATTAGTAGTTACACAGACCGCTTTCCAATAAGTCTTCGCGGGGATCGCAGCAGCACGGTCGGAACCAGCTAAACAGTCAACGTCATTGATGGTCGCGGAACTGCCTGCCGATTTGGCTTGCATCGCGAACCCGTTGTCGTCGACGAACCCTTCGTACTCTTCCCCCGGAGTCGCTGCGGGCAGGTGAACCCGATCCGTTGAGGAGCCGCTGTAGATCCGTGTAAAGCCGATTCCGCTAGGCAGGACATTTCCCACAGGAGTGGCATTTAAAGTCGTCTCGTCGTCTGCTAGGGGCTCCACATAGTCCCAGACAGTGAGAGAACCTACTGCTACGCCTACCCAAGCTCCGTGTCGCTCTCCTAAAGTCGGTGTCCAATTTGGAGGGGCTTGCATCGACTTATTCTCCTTCCGGGACTTCTAGTTCTGGAATAGCAGGAGGAGCAAGTACGATGTCAGCCCCGATCGCCATTGATACCGCTACAATCGTAGTTCCGTCCCAGTAATCGCCGCCATTGGTGCAAGGTACGTACGTGACTCCGTCGACAGTGCGAGCCATGCGTGCCTCGGACCACTTGCCGGTCTGTCCGACCTCTTCTGGGATGTCTTGATCGAGAGCGGTGTCTGGTAGTTTGAGCCAGCACGGATAGTTGTAGATTTCTGCTGGCTTACCAAAGATCTGAGGCACTCCGCCGACGATCGAGATCATCTTTTCAGGGCTAAGCCGCCTCTGGTCTGTCAGACCCGTAAAAATGAAGTTGCCATCTTCATGGTACGGAGCCTTGATTCCTAGCAGTCGCGTTAGTTCGATGTCGTCCCAAAAAGGATTGGGTTTCGTCTTTTGGGGATCTAGCCACTGCGAAAATGCTTCTTCTGGAAACATCACAGAAATGTTTTTCAATCTCATAATTCAAACTCTCTTTTGAGGCCAAACGATATGACCAATGATGATTCCGATAAGCAATGCAACGATAGGCCAATCTTGGAAGAATCGATACAACACAACGCTGATTGTAGCTTCCCATTTTTGTTCATAGAGAACGAATACGTCCCATGCCAAAAGGATCGCAAAACAAAATATCAAAAGTTGGAATGTGATTCGCTTCATTCGGTGTCTCTGCTAAGCTTAGCTAACTCTCCCCCAGTAAGTTGGTCTGAGAACAGTTGAATGCGGTCCTCGGCTTCTGGCGTCTGCCGCACAAATAACTTGCTTGCTTCCGGCGTGTCACCGTGCTCGTACGCCTCGTCAGACAGCAGTGCCGTTACCGCTTGGCCGTGGGGGCTGTCTGGCTCTACTCCGCGTAGGTCGACGATTTGGCCCGGTGCCAACGTGCCGGGACCGTGCGTAATCGGGTTGCCGTCGGCGGCAAGTCCACTGCCGTCTGCGAGTGCCGGGATAATCAGATCGGTGTCGTAGCGGTAGCCGTGCTCCGTCAGGTAGTCGTACACGTCCTGCGTGTTGGCCCAAGAGTTCGTTTCGCTGACGAGCGTAGGCGTGCCATGGTTGCCATTGCCCGATACGTCGTAGTAATCGCCCTTTGAAGTGAGTGGGTAATGGGCAACGGGTGTTGCAGATTGATAGTCCGTGATCGCGGATGAAAAAAATCGCAAGTCGCAGATCTGCACATCCCATCCAGACGACGACAACACGCTTATATCTGCCGCGCCCGTATTAAGTGCCACATCGGTGCCCGCTGCCAACGTGCCGGGCACGGACACACCGTCTACGTCGACTTCCACGTCCGTGACGTTTGCTGCTGCGTCCGGTACTCGCACTAGATAGTGATGCCAATCCGTAACGTCACCTACGGCAAACCCTAGCAACGCCCCAGTAAATCGAATTTGCAGCAAGTTACCTTCAAGCTCGATGCCAAAAACCACTCCCGTTCCACTGGCGGAAGTCAATCTAATTACCGCAGTACGATTGGTCGTCTCCAATTTAGCACGAAAGGCAATCGAGCGAGCGGCTGCCCCGGTCGGCCAAGAGGGTA